AGGGGGCTTAAAAAGCGAAATACGCGATTTCATGAATCCGCCTGTAGAGAAAACAGAAGAACCTATCCGGCAGCAGTCTCCGGCAGAGGAAGAAAAGTTATACAAATCTGCATTCATGGTAAGAGCGACCAAGGCAAAACTGATGATGTTAAGGGATTTTATGATTCAAAACGGCATTGAGTTCTCAAAAATCGAGAATCAGTAAGCAAAAGAGAGGTGGAAAGAATGGGTAAACCATTTGTAAGTAGTGCAGAGCTAAGGAATATGAATTTGATTATCCGGGAGCTTATCAAAAATATGATTGCAAGAGGTAGCGAGGACGGAAAAATCACAGCAACCATCGAGGTTGGATTGTTCCCGGAATTTACCGAAACAGGAACTACATTTCAGCCAAAGTTTATTCACAAGGTCGGCTCAGTGCTACAGCTTAAGGATGAAAAGAAAGGCATTGCAGCTTGTAAGGATATGGAGCTTGTTCTGGATGAAAAAACAAATACTTACTACCTACAGCATATCACGGGCAAGCCACAAATGAGCATTTACGATATGGATTTAAGACAGGATGGTCCGGAGGAAAATCATGAAGATTATGACTATTAACGAGTACCAAGAAGCTGCACTTAGAACAGCTAGTACAATGCACCACAAAGACACAACGGCTAAATTAATAAATGGAGCATTGGGCTTAACAGGCGAAAGTGGAGAAGTTGCGGATTTATTAAAAAAGCACTGTTTCCAAGGACATAGCTTAGACAAACAGCATATAGCCGAAGAATTAGGCGATATTGCATGGTACATCGCTTTCACGGCCGCTGCTTTGGGATATGACCTTGAAACAATCTTACAGATGAATGTAGACAAGCTTTATAAGCGATACCCGGAAGGATTTTCCGCAGACAGGAGCCTCCACAGAGAAGAGGAACAGTAGAAAGGCGGTAATATGAATCAAGTGTGCTTAGTGGGTCGCTTAACCAACGACCCGGAAATTAGATATACACAGGGGGAAAACTCCATGGCTATTGCAAGATACACGCTTGCGGTAGACAGAAAAAGAAAAAAAGAAGGAGAGCAATCCGCTGACTTTATCCGCTGTGTAGCCTTCGGAAAAAATGCAGAGTTCGCAGAGAAATATATGTTCAAGGGTCGGCGTTTCGGCATCACGGGAAGCATTCAGACAGGTAACTATCAGAACAAGGACGGACAGACCGTATACACAACGGATATTATCGTGAATAGCCAAGATTTTTGCGATTCCAAGCAAGAAGGGTCCGGATTTACTGGCGGAGCAAGTTCTGATTCTGACGGATTTATGGATATCCCGGACAATGTAGAGGATGAAGGATTGCCATTCGTATAGCTTGCAACTGTAAACCAATAGTTGATAGTTCAAGTGGCTGTCAACTATCGGTTTACTACCACAAGGAGGGCGAATGAAAAAAATCATGCTATCAATGTATTTTACAGAGGAAGAAGCAAAGGCCGTGAAGAAGGCTTTTGAGCAAATATGTTTGAAAAAACCGCCATTCCTGGAGGATGAGTGGGAGTGGAACAAAGAAAAGTCTCTTAATTGGTGGAAGAGGAAAGAAAGGGAAAATCATGGAAAACAATGATGAATTTGTGGGATACATCAAGCGGAATCCGGAAGCGATAAAAGACAATTTCAGAAGAAAAACAACTGTGCAATGCCTTGAAGATTACGCAGAGGAGTTAGCAAGCAGACGGAATTTCTATAAGGGCTACACGAAAGAATTTAACTCTCTTGATGAGCGAATTAAAGAGATTGGTAAGATTGCAAACCTTGTGAACGAAGAAATCAGACTTTCCGATGTGCAGAAATACTTTCTTGGAAAAGAGGTGTAAGACTATGAGAAATTACAAGGAGTTTAAGGACTACCTAAAACAGAGAACCGATACTTCCAATAACGACTTCCGCAGAAGATGCCTTGTGGAATGCTTGGATGATTATATGGACGAGCTTTTAGACCGCAGAAATATCCACGAATCCGACAGCGAAGAGTACAGGAAGCTTGAAAAGCGAAGGGTAGAACTTAGTAAGCTGATTGAGGTTATAAGCGAGGAAAGGCGACTGGCGAAGCTATACAAAATGCTTTGATGAAAACAAGGAATCGAGGTGGAACAAATGACGGAAGTAAAACATTACAAATGCGATATTTGCGGTAAGGAATACCCTACACAGGAAAAGGCGCAAAGGTGTGAGGATTCTCATGAAAAAGATTTAAAAATATCAAGTGCGGTATACAAAGCAGACTACTGTAAAGGTATGCCGATTGAAATAAGATTGGAGAACAAAGAACGCACAAAACTTGCAATATACGAAATTGCTGATGTTACAGAGGTGAAAGAATGAAAGAAGTAAAACTATATCAATGCGAGGTGTGCGGAACACAATACATTGACAAAAAAGATGCGGAAGAATGCGAGGAATTTCATGCTAAGGGGTTGGAAATTGATAGGTTATACTACAGTGGGATGAATGATACTGCTGAAAAATTCCCGCATAAAATCTTACTTAAAGCAAAGAGTGTGGAAACGAGGACATACAGACTATGACAAGAGAAGAATTAAGACAACTTAAATACAGAGAGCCGAAAAAAGTTGTAGTAGTTAGAAGAGTTAATTTGCGCGCAAAATGTAAGTGCCGTACCTGTAAAGAGGAGCTAAATGACTTGGATAGGTTCGATTATTGCCCTTACTGTGGACAAAAGTTAGATTGGAGCGTGTTAGATGATTAATTATTGGAATGCTATAACATTACCAAACTTGGAATTATTACTATTTAAAGCCAGCTTGTATTTCCGACAAAATGAAGAGTTTCTCTTGAAAGCGAGAAACTTAAAAAAGTATGAGACACTCGATTTTGAGGTTGAAACATTCCCTCAGTTATGGGGTAGCACCTGTACAGGGTTCGACATTACCGAGGACGGAAAGGCTACAATTGGTGGCGATGCCATGACTACGGAATATACGACTGTGGTGCATGAAAAAAGCACAAATTTTTATGTAGTGTTTTTTGGAGATAGACCTTGCTATGTGGTTCACAATCCAACAAAGGAATTTTACGAGGACTTGAAGGAAAGGCATTTGGTTAGCCTATCAAAATCAAAAGAGAGGTATTAAATGACAAGAGAAGAAGAACTGCAAGAACTTGAATATAGAAGATACAAGAAAATTTGTACTGAGACAAATTATGAAGGCTTTAAAACTGCATTTTGCCCTACTTGCAAAGAGTATTTATCCGGAGCAGAAATGTTCTATTTTTGCCCTTCTTGTGGGCAGAAATTAGATTGGGAGGGAATGTTTGAATGATTGAGATAACAGAGAAAGACCTACAGGATGTACCACTAGATAATGTGAACCATCCTCCCCACTATGAGACAGGGCGTTTTGAGTGTATCGAGGTAATGTTGGAGACACAAGGGGAAGAATCAGTAAAAGCGTTCTGCATTTGCAACGCAATGAAGTACCTGTATCGACACAAGAAGAAAAATGGTGTCGAGGATGTAAGAAAGGCTAAGTGGTATTTGGACAAGTACCTTGAATTAAATTAAAAAGAAAAGGGGGAGTGGTTGCCGGCATAATATCATGATTCCCCAAACAAAAAATGAAAAACGAACAAATAACGAACATTGAAAACAGACCAAAAAAGAAACAGAAAATTGAACTTTTCAATGACAGTTTCCAGAATTTTAAGCGGTATCAGATACCTAAAGCACAACTTGTGATTGCGGATATTCCGTACAACATCGGAACAGATTTTTACGGTTCAAATCCTGTATGGTACAAGGGCGGAGACAGAAAAAATGGTGAATCCGATAAAGCACAGAAAGCAGGATTTTACAGCGACTTTAATTTCAATATTGCAGAATATTTCCATTTCTGCAATCGTCTTCTGAAAAAGGATAACGACAAAGAAAAAGTGCCTAGAGGACGCTCTAGCAACAATCCTTGCATGATTGTGTTCTGCTCATTTGAGCAGTTACAAACAGTTATAAAATACGCTCAAAAATATGGATTTGTGAACTACATCCCTATTAGCTTTATAAAAAACTACAGTCCACAAGTATTAAAGGCAAATATGCGAGTCGTAGGGGCTACGGAATATGCCTTAATCCTTTATAGGTCCAAGCTGCCTAAGTTTAGAAATGTAGGAGCGGACGGGAAGAATCATATGGTTTTTAACTGGTTTCAGTGGGTAAGAGATGGAAAGGATGTACCAAAAATCCATCCGGCACAAAAGCCAGTCAATGTAATAAAAAAGCTTGTTGAAACATTTACCGATGAGGGGGATATAGTGATAGACCCATGCGCAGGGAGCGGAACGACATTGAGGGCTTGCAAGGAATTAAATCGGAGTTGCTACGGATTTGAAATACATAGGCCTTTCTATGATAGAGCAATCAAGGAAATGATTTAAAAAGGGGAACAAATGAGAATTTTTATAAGCCATTCCAGAAAAGGACGAGAAGCAGAAGATATACAGAAGGAAAGAGAACAGTTATCCCTTAAGCTGAATGAGAAGTATGGCGAAGGGGTGGAGATTGTAAAAACTTTTTTGAACGAAATTTCAGAGAAGGACGAAGAGGAAAATCCTGTATGGGTATTAGGCTGGTCGATACAGTTGCTTTCAACTGTTGACGGTGTTGTTTTCGGCCGAGATTGGTACAAGTCAAAAAGATGCCGGATAGAACGGAATATATGCCATGAATATGGAATTGAGATAATAAAGCTGTAAGAAAGGGGGATAGCTATGATAAAGCCTTTAAATTTTGGGAATTTTCAAGCCATGAAAAGGTATAGCTATAACCAAATGAACGCCTGGGCGGTGTCGGTATACCAGAGCGGATTCGAGGACGGACAAGAATCTATGCCAAGGATCCTGGAATTTGACAAGGACACCATGGAAGAATTCTTGCTAGGGATAGACGGCATAGGAGCAAAGACAGCCAAGAGGATAGTAAATGCCTTTATAGAAAAAGGCGAAGCGGCATGGGAGATATAGATGGATTGGGTAAGCGAAAAGATACAAGTTAAATGCCCCTTTTATATAAGTCACACCTTCCCAAGAGGGAAGGGAGCGACTTCTATATCGTGCGAGAAATTGCCGGAGATAGAAGGGAATTGCACCATGCAGATATGCTTTTCCGACAAGAAGGCATTAGATGCGCACATGGCCGCATACTGCAAGTGCTTTTCATTTGCCCGGTGTCCGCTATATAAGCACATTGCCGAAGG